GTGGCTACCGATAAAGCCTTTATGTCCGGTCAGTAATATTTTCATTGTGATATGCTTCGATGTTTATTGCTTTGTCATCAATCCAGATGTCGTATACAGGCTTGCCCAATTTTAATGTTGTGTACTTTACCTGCCAATTGACAAATTGTTGTTGTGTAAGAGCAGTCCAGTCAATGCCTGAATTGCCGCCTCTTGCGGTCCAGTAGTGTATCTCGTGGCCTTGGTCAAACAGTTTATTAAAATGCTCGATCCTGTCCACAAACGGCACAGCACTCTGATAATCACCATTTGTGTTGTTGCAGATAGTACCGTCAATATCAACCATGTATTTCATTGTTGACTATCCCCAGGTGCCACACGATAGTTGTCTTCCACTGAGTCCGGGGTGCTTACTTCAATCACAGTACCAGCCTCAACACAGATCAACTGATGTGGCAGTAACGGAACATTGTGCCATGTGTCACCAGCATTGAGTTCTGCTTCGTGGACACTGGCGTCTGCTGTGTCAATGTAACGCACAGTGAACTTGCCACTCAACACATACCATGATTCGTCTTTTTCACGATGAAAGTGCATGCTGAACTTGGCACCTGTGTCAAAGTGCATGAGCTTGCCACAATATAGATCGTTGGTGGCCCAAATTTCTTCAGAACCCCAACCTTTGGATACGTTTCCCATCAACCGCATATTTCCTCCCGAGTAGGAGCATACACTCCCATGTGTTGCACAGTGACCGCGCTGGCTTGAATGGCAAATTCAATGGCCTGTTGCATGTCACCGTCTGTGCGCAAATACTCCACACACAAGGCTGCCAAAAAAGTATCACCGGCTCCAGTGACATCGGCAATTTCAACTTCGGGTGCTGGGTATACCTTGGTGCCATATCGCGCACCGTCCTTGCCCAGGGTCACCACAAGGTCAGAACACAAGCTGCTCACACGAGAATATTCTAGACTGTTTATTTTGACAGTGCAACCTTCTAGTTTTTCAAGATCAGTTTTCTTGGTGTCGACAAAGATTGGTCCGTCAAAATCTTCACGAAGCTCTCGAAGCAATTTGTAACTCACTGTGCCTTTGTTGTAGTCAGAAACAATCACAGCATCATAAATGTTGGGTATTTGACTTTCGATTTCCAAAGGGTCACTAACCACGTCATTGTCAATTCTCAGCACCTGTTGATGACTGCGAATGTCAATCAGTCGAGTCTTGACCGATGTTGCACCATGCAAGTAATTCACAGTGCATCCTAGTGCTTCAAGATTGGACAGCACATTGCCGGCCATACCTGGCCTGCTTTCTTCGCTCACGCTTTCAAATACAGGTACAGGAGCTTCAGGACTGATTCTATCTACATTGCCGTATTGATACACGTCAACGCAATTGTCACCTATTAGCAATATGTTGAATTTTTTCTGTGGTTGAGAATCCATGTATTCTTTCGAAAAATACTATTTCTGGTACTGCATGTTCGCCCACAATAGGACGTCCGCGATAGTCAGAACCTTTGACCATTATGGCACATTCCGCAATGATGTCAACAAGCTCTTGGTCAGAATCAAATATTCTAACCTCATTCACTGAGCGTAGATTACTCAAGAGTTCTTGCCGTTCCGCTTGTGTATTTACAGGACGGTTGGCGCCTTTTAATTCTTTTACTCTTCGATCAGAGTCAATGGCAACCACAAGATAATCACCTAAACTTCGAGCATAATTTAACAATGCCAGATGTCCAGAGTGTACAATATCAAATGTGCCATTGACTATGATTCGTTTCATTCGAAGTCTAAGTTCATCCGGCGCCAGGCTTCATCGTCTGGCTTTTCGTTTTCATCGTAGGTCCAGCCCAGTTGTTTCATCAACCGGTGCTTGACACGCATGTTGGGAATACGAGTCTTTTCAGTATCCTTGAATCCCATCATAACACCAACTTCTGCCACAGCACCTGAACGGCATAGTCCTGCCATGCAATGCACAACCACGTTCATGCGCTTCTTCAAGGCATGTTGCAACAGGCGCACAATCTCTGCGGCCTGCTCGTCTGATATCTTTGCTTCGTCAGGAAAGCCATCTTTGTCCTCAGCATCCAAGAATTCAAAACGATGCGTTTCTTTAAAATCGTGCGCAGGCTCTGGCCACCAGCTGGATGCAGGATCCATAATTTGGATCAGCATTGAGTTGGGACCAGCATTGTGATGATACCTCATGGGCACATCAGCGGCAGCTACGTTTTCAATCCAGGGCATGTTGTTCTCCGTTTAATGTGTAATTATAGCACAAAGAGCTATGTTGATCAAGTAGCACTAAGGTATTATTTCTTGCCATGTGTGATCGCCCATGTATTTGACCTGCATGATATACTCATAATCTTCTGGCACACCGGTGTTCCAATCATCAGGGCCAGTAAGCACCAGCAGATTTTTTCCGTGTCGCTTGTGCCATACCAACCAGTAGCAGTGGCCCATGACAATTTGAAAATTGTATTCTGCGGCATACACTGCATCAGTGACGTCAAGTCTGCGACGAATGTCTTGCGCTTGTTTTTCTAGAACCGCCACCAGTTCCATGATACGATCATACTCTTGCTGGGCATACATCCTGGCATGATTGATCATCAAGTCCTTTTGCTTCTCCACCGGAACTAGATCAAATGTGGGACCTAGGGTGCTGGTAGCGTAGGGAGTTATGTTCCGGTTGAAGAAGTGTACCAGGGTATTGCCAGTTGTGATGTCGAAACTGTCGCGACCCTTGGCTGAGTTTGGCGGATCAGAAGCTGCCATGGTCCTTGTAACGGCGTCTTGGTTCAATGTCCAGCTGCTTGTACAAATACTCGCGACCAACAAGCCCAAGCTCGATCTCTTTGAGAGCTGTGACCACAGCACTGTGCTTGGGACCATTGATACGTGGTTTGTCGCCACGTCCTAGTTCCCTAGCACGACGAGCACCGATCAGCACCAAGTCGTAACGATTGCCAACTGCTTCTACTGCGGCCTCGTTCGAAAGTCCCAGGGTCGCTTCGTATGCAAGTGCGTCTTGTTTAGTTTGTATGCTATTCATCATCTTCCTTTGTTGTTAAACCATTTGAATGTGTGTCGCGAATTACTTCCACGTTTTGGAACAATCGCTTTTCTTGTGCTGTGAGTTTGTCTTTGTGTGTCTTGCGTGGGTTGCCACACAGGTAGCAATGTGGATTGCCACAATCCATGGCATGATGTTTGGCCATTCTGTGTGGTTCTTTTACTGATTTGTCTCTATTGGTCAAGCCATGTTGCTTGGCAATTTTGACTTGTCTTGAGATGGCCACATCTGTTTTGTGACGTCGTTTTGAGTTTATAAATTTGGCTAGATCGTTGCTCATACAGTTATTTAAGTAGGACGAAACTTATTGTAACAGGTTTCGCCCTCTAGGTCAACTGTTTAGGACTTTTGCAACCGAATTCATTACTGCGGCGATGCGCCCAATGTCACGAAGTTGTTCTACTGTGTAGCCTTCGGTCTTGAGTGTTTCGTAATGTGCTTTCACACAGAAGTGACACTTGCCCACAATACTAGCAGCCAAACTGAATGCTTCGAAGTTTGACTTGGTAGTTCCACCATGTGACACAATAGCGTTCATGCGTAACTGTGCTGGCAGTCCTTTGAGTGCAGGATCATCGGCCATCTCAACATACGGATACCATACATTGTTCTGTGCCATGATGCTGGCAGCAGTCATTGCTGACTCTGCATGTACTGGGCCGTCTGCCAACAAGATGCTTAGAACTTTTCCGTTGCCAGTTGCGGCCAGTGCAGCCACAGCACAACCCATGGCAACATCTGCATCCAGTGTGCTACGAAGCAGCACTGCATCCAAATTCAATCGTGTATCTTTTGCGTAATCTGGTAACGCACCTTTTACTGATTCAATAAAATTCATGTTAATATTTCCCTGATGCTAATACGATTTGGCAAATGTGTTCCAATCGTTCAATGTGTTCAAATGCCCTCCATGGGCTGGTATCGATAGCAACCACGCCGTGACCTTTGATTCCTACAATATCGTAAGCAATATTACCATAGTCATCTAACTGCAAGTTCTCGTGACAGCGATCAGCAAGTTCTTGGCTGATAGGTGGTACATCACCCACATTAGGTGCTACCTTGGTATAACGATTCAATTCTGGAAATGCATCGCTAATAGTGCTAAGGTCAATACCGGCGTGCATAGCAGCAATACAATAAGTAGGGTGTAGATGAACTACAACTCTAACATCGTTGCTGTGCTGACCCATTGCTCGTTGTAATCCAAAGTGCAAAGGAATCTCCCCACTGGGTTTTAGTTTAGCACTGATATCTGAGTAGTGTTCTTCTTGCCATAGCAGGCCGTGAATGCTGATCTTTTTAAACTGATCCGGTTGCATGGTTTGCTTACGGACGCCACTGGGTGTAATATAAAAGTGATCACGGTCGTGATGACGAATTGAAACATTGCCATCACGACTAGTAATCCAGTTGCGTCTATATGCTTCAACAAGCGTGTCGCATATAGTTTCTAACATTACAGAGTCTCGCCGCCGACTGTGCGGTTACATGCACATAATTCGCCAGTTTGTAGCGCATCCAATACACGAAGTGTTTCTTCTGGGCTACGACCAACGTTCAAGTTGTTCACAGTCACATGCTGGATTTCATTGTTGGGGTCAACAATGAATGTTGCACGAAGTGCCGCACCTGCTGGAGCATAGAACACGCCCAGTTGCTCAATAAGACTTAGATTTTCACCAGACTCTGAATTCCAACGTTGTGTGTCGGCAAACTGAACATGCTTGATCTTGCTCAGGTCTTCGTGGCTGCGTTGCCATGCCAGTTTGCAGAACTCATTGTCTGTGCTTCCGGTGAGCAATACTGCGTCACGGTCAGCGAAGTCCTGGAACAGTTTGTCGTACGCCACAATTTCAGTTGGGCAAACAAATGTGAAGTCCTTGGGATAGTAAACAATCACTTTCCACTTGCCTTCAAAACTTTTATCTGTGATGGTAAAGAAATCGTCTTTACCTGGGTTCACGCCGGTCACGGCAAATGCTTCTAGTTTATCGCCTACAGTTTTCATTTATTTCTCCTATGTTAAAAATGAATCTCAGTGTTTATACTGATTCACTATTATATAGCATAGTAGATGTCTAAGTCAAGGCATTTTGCAATTGATTTTTTTAATGAGGGTAATAGTAAGTATCTTTGCGCTCGTTGGCCAAGAGCCAAGGATAGATCGGTGTGGTGAACTTTAGGCTTTGGTAACCCACTTGGCCCATGTACTCGGATGCCACAGAAGGTTCACCGCCAAGTTCACTGGTGCCAGAGTCTTCCATGGTGAGCCTCATGTCTAATCCTTCGATAAGGATATTATGCACATGTAGCATGGCACCTGTGGGCCTGCCGCGAACCTCAATGCGAAGTTCATGTTCGATTGTTTCGTTGCTGTCGGGAATCTGGCATTCAAATTTGGTAATGTCTGTTGATAATGTTTTTGTTAGCATTACTTTG